GACAAGTAACAAACACTACCACAACAATAGGAGAGCCTACTAAAGTCTATGTAACAGAGCAAGACATAAGTAATACACAAAATAAGGTTAGTGTGAATGAAGCACAAGCGACAATATAAAAAAAGCCATGTACTGCAATACACGGCTTTAACCTTAAAAAAATAATTATTTATAAACTTTAAATATTTCACAAAGATAGCAAACTTTTTAAATAATGCAATTAAATAATAAATAAATACTTTATAGATATGAAAACGTATGAACTAATAATAGACAGCAAAGAAGATAGCGGTGTAGACTACATTGCTTTAGTAGACCGCCCTGCAATAGAAAGCGACTGGCAAGCCTTTAAAGAAACTAAACTACAGTTTAAAGTAAAGGACGAAGAGAAGAGAATAGTAAGCGGTTATTTCATGATAGCAGATAAACCTATTTACAGAAATAACGAACAACTAGGAGAGCATAACGTAATATTTAGAGCAGACGTTATTAAAGACATTGTATTTAAGTTTATGGCTAACGGCTTTAATTCTAATACTAACCTAATGCACGAAGCAGAATTAAAACTAAGTGATGTATTTGTATTTGAATCTTTATTAATAGATAGAGATAGGGGGGTTAATCCGCCGCAAGGATATGAAGATGCACCTGACGGATCTTGGTGGGGAAGTATGAGAGTAGATAATGATAAGGTTTGGAATTTAATTAAGGAAGGACAATTCAAAGGTTTTAGCGTAGAGGGGTTCTTTAGTTATGTAAAAGACGAACCAACAGAGGACGAACAAAAACTAGCAAAAATAATAGAGTTGTTTAAAAGTCTTTAAAAATAGTGCAATTAATAATTATAAAAATATTTTAACAATATGGAAGCAACCAACATTTTAGAAAAAATTAAAAGAATCGTATTTGGCGAAGAAGAAGCGAAAGCAGAAGTAACCAAAAGCGCCTTTATGGATGCTACTTTAGAAGATGGTACATTGATTAATATTGAGCCAGCACTAGAAGTAGGTGCAGCAGTAGTAGTAATTGATGCAGATAATAACCCAGTAGTAGCACCAGACGCTGAACATACATTAGCAGACGGCACTAAGTTTGTAACTGTAGAGGGTGTTATTACTGACATTATGCCAATGGAAGAAGTAGTAGTAGAGGAAGAAGTACCGATGGCAGAAGATGCTACGGAAACACAAGAGCAAAAAGTAAAAAAGGTAGTTGAATCTATTGTAAAGGAATCTCACTTCGCAACAGAAGAAAAGGTTAATGAAGCGGTAGAATCACTTAAAGCACTATTTGCAGAAGAATTAAGCAAGGCTAAGAACGAAATTAAAGACATAGTATTTAAGTCTTTTACAGAGTTTGGAGCAACAGAAAAAGCAGCGCCAACGGAAAAGCCGAAAGCACTAAAAAAGAAAAACAATTTATTCATTAAATAAAAATTAAATTATGAGTTTTAACGTAGCAGGATTAAGTGCATATATCGAAAATGCAGACTTTCCAATTATCGCAGCAATACAAGTATCTTCTGATACAGCAGCATTAGCGACAAAACAATTAGGGATTAAAGGTAGTTCTAAAATGCACTATCTTACTTCTGATGTAGTATTCCAAGACGGTGCAAACTGTACACGTTCAGCAAGTGGAACTACAACTTTAACAGATAGAACTATTACCGTTGGTGATGTGGCTATTTATGAAAACCTTTGTGCAAAAGACCTTATTGGTAAGTATGCACAAATCTATATGGCACAAGGTGCAGCAGGAGACAAAGTTCTTCCAGCAGAAGTAGATGCTGCTTTCATGCAACAAAAAATGGAAGGTATCAAAAAACAATTAGAAGTTTCTGATTGGCAAGGTGATACTTTATCTGGTACTAATAACCTTTCTTACTATGACGGTTGGTTGAAGCAAATTGATGCAGGTTCACCAGTAGACGGTAACACAGGTGGAGTAACAGTTGCTACAGGTGTAACGGCTGCTAACATTATTGCAGTACTACAAGGTATGTTCTTATCTATCCCTCAAAACATTAGAGGTAGAGAAGATTTATCAATCTTTATGCCTAGAGAGTATTACGATTTGTATGTAGTTGCTTTGATTAACGCTAACTTGTTTCACTTTATCGGAGAAGATGGTGTATCTAAATTACACGGAACTAACGTATCGGTAAGACCTACTGACGGACTATTAGGACTTGATAGAATGATACTTACATGGAATGGTAACTTAGTTATCGGAATGGATGGAGATGAAGAGCAAGATAACTTAGAAGTAAGATTAGATCCTGTTACTGAAAAGAACATCTTTTTCGATTGTAACTTTAAAAGAGGAACACAAGTTTTTTACACAGAAGAGTGTGTAGAATTTACTTTAGTACCTTAATAATTAAATAATAACTAGAGAAGAGGGTGGTGGTTAAGTACTGCTACCCTTTTTTTATAAAAAATAATAAAAATGAGTTTAATAACAAATTATTGGGACATCTTTAGAAGCGACAAATTAAAAGAAAAGTTTGAAGAGGTTGATAATACTATTTATGTGGAAGAGGTAGAAATTACCGCAGCACAATTAATAGCAATGAATGGAGCAGCAGTTGAGGTTGTCCCAGCAGAGGGAGCAGGAAAAGTTTTAGAGTTGGTAGATGCAGTTTTTATCTTTGACTATGGAACAGTACAATTTACAGGTGGTGGTGCAGTTGTTTTAGAAGAAGAGACTAGCGCAACGGCTTTGAGTGGCACAGTAGCAGCAGCAGTATTTACAGCAGCAGCAGATAGCATTACTAAAGTACTAGGAGTAGGAGCAACACTAACGGCAAACAAGGGAATCTTTATATCAAATGCAACGGCTGCTTTTGCTGATGGTGATGGTGTATTAAGATTGAAAGTTGCTTATAGAGTTCATTCAACAGGATTATAAATATTTAAAACAATAAAAAATGGCGTGTTTACTAACAACAGGATTTACACTAGATTGCAATGACAATTCTGGCGGAATCGAAGAAATACTAATAGGTAACTTTTCTGAGATAACTTCTTTTACAGACTTAGCAGGAGAAATTACTGCAATAACTCAAGATGGGGTTACTTCTTTCTACAGATACGAACTAGAGCAAGAGGATAGTGATTTAATTACTACTGAAAACAGGAGTGCAGAAAATGGCACTTTGTTTTACGAGACAGTACTTAACTTTACTATTGATAAACTTGCAGCAACAAAAAGCGAAGAGTTGAAAATTATGGCACAGGCTAGAAAGTTGGTGATACTTGCCAAACTTACAGACGGTCAATATGTGGCTATGGGATTTGATAGAGGAGCAATGAAGCAAGGAGGTACTAACCAAATGGCAAGCGGTAAGGCTTACGGAGATAAGCAAGGTTATACTATTGGCTTAACTTCTAAAGAAAATCATTATCCTTACTTCACTACTCAAGCGGTGGTAGATACTTTGACTATTGCATAACCAATAAAAAAGGAGGGTGTAAATCTAAAAAGCCTACTCTATTAATTTAGGGTAGGCTTTTCTCTGCAAATAATACAAGGGAAACCACTCACCTTATATCAAATCATAAACAACGCTTTTAATAAGTTTTCTACTTCTTTAATATCTTTAAAAGATACTGAATACAATTCTCCACTTAATGTAGGAGAAAAAAAGTCATCATTATTAAATTTTTCTATACTTAACTCAAAACTATTGTTCCTTAGCCAAATATAAGAACTAACCCCGTACCTTTTCTTATTGTAGTGTTTGACTTTCTTAAAGCCTAAGTTAATCATTTCTTTATCCTTTATCATAGTTTTAATTTTAAACAAATATAAACAAACTTATCAAAAATGCAATTGTATTTTATTTTTATATTTTAATAATATGGAGTTTAAGAAAGAATTAATTAACCACAAATGGAACGGCAAAGGCTTTAGAGGTATCTTAATTTGTGAAGATAACAAGGAGTTACTAATTAAATTAGATGCGCCAGTTTTCGAGGTGGAGAAAAAAAAGAAGTACAAAGGTATTAAAGAAGATAAGCCAACCGATGACAATAGCAATACAGAAAGCGAGTAGTAACGAATTTTCACTAAGTAATATACTAGTAAAATCAATCTTTGCTAGTCGCACTTACTTATTTAAGTTTATCGGAGGAAGCACAAAGGCAGAGCAAACTTTAGTACTTGCACCTACTGTAAGTGATAACAGATTTAACTTTACTTTAATAGAGGGAACGGATATTACTTTTAACGAGTTGGGCTTTTACGAGTGGAAACTATACGAAGTTAACGGTACTCAAAACCTGCTTTGTGATGGCTTTATGAAAGTTTATAACACTGTTAACGAACCAACAACACCAACCGCTTTAAACGGTCAAACATACAAAGTATACAATGGATAATAAAAATAAATACTCATTTTCTTTTATCAGTTTTGATGCTCATAAACCGCCTGTAATTTTTGAAAAGAAAAATGCAGATTGGATCATATTTGGAGATGACAAAGAATATTATAATAACTACCCTCAATACCTATTAGATAACTACAATAAGTCTGCTATCCATAATGCAATCTGCAATGGAAAGATTAACTACATTGTAGGAAGTGGTTTAGAGGTTAATTACTATACTGATGTTGCTAGTTTAGCAATGGCTAAAGGAACTATTAAAAGTGCTAACGAGTATGAGGATGCAGATGACTTAAATAGAAAGTTATCTACTGACTTAGTTTTATTTGGTGGTTTTTACGCTGAGTTAATACAGTCTAAAGACGGTAAAGGAATTAGCGCTTACCATTTATCATTTAATTATATTAGACGTTCTAAGGAAGATGAAAGCGTTTGGTATTATACTAAAGATTGGGAATGTAGAAAGCCACAAGACAATGAAGATTTTAAAGAGTTTAGGACGTTTGAAGGAGAGTTTAAAAGCGGTGTTAACTACTTGGTTGACTATTCACTTTACAGAGCAGGAAATGAGCCTTATGCATTGCCAGACTATTTGGCTGCTAACAGTTATATTGAGTTAGATTGGCGTATAGGTAATTTCTTGTTGAATAATGTTAAAAGTGGCTTTAGTGCTTCTTTCATAATTAACTTTCAGAACGGAACACCAACAGACGAGCAAAAGCAAGACATTGAAAGACAGTTAAAAAAGAAGTTCGGAGGAGATGACAACGGAGGTACTTTTGTAATTAACTTTACTGACCCTGACACGCCACCTGCAACTATTGACGTAATACCAACTAGCGGACATGACGATAGATTTAACACTTTAAAAGAAGCGGTTAGGGATAATCTTTTTACTTCTCACAATGTTACTAACCCTATGTTATTTGGTGTACGTGAAGCGGGTAGGTTAGGAGGGACTACAGAGGTAATAGAATCCTTTAACTTAATGCAGAACACTTATACTAATAATAGACAAATATTATTAGAGAAGTTCTGGAATGACTTATTGGCATTTAAAGGAGTAGGTGCAAAAGTTGGAATTATTGAAGCGTTACCATTTGGGGAGAGTGAGAAAGTTAATGAGGTTGCTTTAGCACTTGGTACTTTATCGCCATTAGTTGCGACTAAGATATTAGAAGCGATGACTAACTCAGAGGTTAGAGCCTTGATTGGATTAGAGGGTTCTATTATAAGAACAGGAGATGCCAACCAAACTACTAGCAGTACAACAACTACTACTAACTTTTCCAAAGAAGATGAAGATAGTATAATGTTAGACTTCTTTAATACTTGCGGTATAGATGACGATGAGTTAGAAGTAATTGAGAGCAGAGAATTAATGGCAAGTTCTATAGAAGATGCTGAAAGTCAAAGGTTAAACTTTGCTACTGTAACAGATTTACAAAGTCAGATATTAGCAATTATTGTTTCTAATCCTAATATGCCTGTGGCAGAGATAGCGGAAGCAATAGGAGAAACCCCAAGTGCTACTATGGATCAGATAGACATAATGCGAGCGAATGGATTAGTAGAGTTGAATAATGATAGTAACCCAGAGCCAACAGAAGAGGGTAAGAAAGAAAATGAAAGCGAAGTGTTTTTAGTTTATAAATATGACAAAAGACCTGACGTTTCTGGCGGTGCAATTATAGATACTACTAGAGATTTTTGCAAGCAACTCATAAGACTAAATAGAAGTTACACATTATCGGATATTAAAAGATTAAGAAACGGTCAAGGCTTAGACGTTTTTACAAGTCGTGGTGGTTGGTACACTAAGCCAGGAACTAATAATCACGTACCTTATTGCAGACACACATGGAAACAAAGACTAGTAAAAAGAAAGAAAAAATAAGTTCTTACCAAAGACTTAAAAACAAGTTTGAACACTATAAAAACGGAGTAGAGGCAATGATAGAAAGACCGCATAGTAGTGAAGCAAAGAACTTTAGAATGAACTATAAATTAGAAAATGACTTAATGTAATGGCGAACGTTTTATTTATAAGTGAAAGTTACTTAAAGAGTAATACCAACATAGACGAGAATGTAGATATTAAAGAGATACTACCCGCTATTGCAGATGCTCAGGCTATGCACTTACTACCCGCTTTAGGTTCTGCTTTATACGATGACTTAAAGACTAAGATAGCAGCAGGAACTACCAACGCAGACGAGGACACTCTACTAACAGATTTTATAGCACCTATGTTAACTAAGTTTGTGCAAATGGAGTTATCTAGTGATTTGCTTTTTAAGTATAGAGATAAGGGCGTAATGACTAAGAGTAGCGAAAACTCACAGCCTGTAGACTATACTAAGATGCGTTACTTAATGGATAGATGGGATAATAAAGCACAATTCTATAAGAAGCGTTTAATAGATTATCTATGTGGTAATACTACTTTATTTCCTGCTTACTTACAAAGTCCTAACACTTGGGACGTTTTACCAGATACAGACGCATTTACTAACCCTTTTTATTTAGGCACGCAAACATGGGAAGAGAAAAAAGAAAAACTGAAACTAAGAGGAAGTTTGTAAACATAGACAAGAAATTAAAGAAATACTTTGATGTTAAACTACGAGAGAATAATAGAGGAAAGCAGAACCTTTGCAAATAACCACCAACAAATTAATAGTTTTGGTAATGGAGACCTTTGGGAGGTTGTGCAGCGTGATAAATTACAAGCGTATAACTACCCTTTATTATGGATGCAAGACAATGGTAGTACAGTTCAAGATAAAGCGGTATTCTTTAACTTTAATATCTTTGGTATAGATCAAGTATTAAATGGAGAAGAAAACGAAAACTTTGTTAAGTCTAGTATGCACCAAATACTATTAGACTATCTAGCCTACTTTAAGCAAATAGTATTAACAGATATAGACGGCAATAGAATTAAATTTGATTTACAGTTAACCGCTAATTTAACAAGTTTTACAGAAAGGTTTAACGATGAATTAACAGGATGGGTAATGACTGTAAGTTTTAAAACACCATTCACTTATAACAAGTGTAACATACCAGTATCATAATGCCACATAGAACAGAACTTAGTAACCTATTTGAAAAAACCAGTTTTTACTGCGCTCAAATATTAGCCGTATTAATATCTTTTATAACTCCTATAGCAGGGGTTTTAATTGCTGTAGGGGCTTTTGTATTCTTAGATACTATTATAGGAATATGGAAAGCAAAGAAGATAAAGCAACCTATTACATTTAGGAGAATGAGCAGCGTTATTAATAAAATGCTAGTTTATCAATTAACTGTTATTACTTTCTTTATACTAGGTCATTTTATTGTAAACGACATAGTAAAAACCTTTATTGATGTTGACTATGCAATGACTAAAATAGTAGCAGTAGTATTAATTTCTATAGAGTTTTTTAGTATAGATGAAAGTTTTAAAACCGCTACAGGTAAAGGACTTTTAGAACGGCTTAACTATTTAATATCTAAATACAAAGAGAATAAAAAATCATTTAGAAAAGACGATTAAAAAAAATAGTTTATATTTACAAAAAATTAAACTATGACTAATAAAAAGATTTATGTAAATGACCAAGATGCAAAAGCAGTTTTTGGTAAGGTTAATACAAACAGAAAGTACAGATTAAACCCTGAACAACTTCAAAGGTTGAACGAGTACAAAGCAAACAAGAACATTGCTATTTTAGGTTTAGAGAACCACGAAGGGCAAGCGACAAATAGTCCTTACTATTGGGATAAGTCAGATCCAAAATATAGTTTCTTTGTAAAGAACCCGAACTTTAAGACAGAAGATAAAGACGACTTTGTAAGCGAGTTGTTAGAATCAATAAAAGGACACGAGCCTAAATATCCAAAGATAAAAAGGAAGTTAGAAAGTGAAGGACATTTATTAGTAGTAGACCCTGCTGACATCCACGTAGGTAAACTTGCTAGGGCTTTTGAGACAGGAGAAGAGTATAACGCACAAATAGCAGTACAACGTGTCTTAGATGGTGTTAAAGGAATTATAAAGAAGTCTAACGGTTTTAATATAGATAAGATATTATTTGTAGGTGGTAACGACATTTTACATATTGATACACCTCAAAGAAAAACAACAAGCGGAACTCCACAAGATACTGACGGTATGTGGTACGATAACTTTCTAATTGCGAAGAAACTTTATGTAGATGTTTTGGAGATGCTTTTAACAGTTGCAGATGTTCACTTTGTATTTAATCCAAGTAACCACGATTATACAAACGGCTTCTTTTTGGCTGACGTAATAAGCACTCACTTTAGAAACTGTAAAAACATTACATTTGATTGTAGCATAGCACATAGAAAGTATTACGCTTACGGTAAAAACTTAATTGGAACTACTCATGGAGACGGTGCAAAACAACAAGACTTAGGTAGCCTTATGAGTATTGAAGCAAAAGACCTTTGGGCGTATGCTGAACACCGTTACTATTATACACATCACGTACACCACAAAACAGCAAAAGACTTCATTAACGTAACTGTTGAGAGTTTAAGAAGTCCTAGCGGTTCGGATAGTTGGCATGATAGAAACGGTTACACTGGCGCACCTAAAGCGGTTGAAGGTTTTATTCACCATAAGGACTTTGGACAAGTAGCAAGATTAACACATATATTTTAATTATTATGTATAAACTAAGTAAAAGAAGTTATGAACGCCTTAACGGTATAGATGCTATATTAATAGCAATAGTAACAGAAGCAATAAAAGAAAGCCCTTATGACTTTGGGATACCTAGAAGCGGAGGTATGAGAACAGCAGAAGAGCAAAAGGAATTATTCGACAAAGGCAGAAGCAGAGCAGACGGAACTAAAAACAAATCTTACCACCAAACAGGTAAGGCTTTTGACATATTCGCTTATGTAGACGGTAAAGCATCATGGGAGAAAGAACACCTTAAACCAATTGCTAAACATATTTTAAAGGTTGCTAAGGATCAATTCGATATTAATTTAGAATGGGGTGGACATTGGAACGGATTTAAGGATATGCCACATTTCCAAATATCATGATTAAAGGTTACATAGCAACGATAATTACATTATCTATATTTTGCATCTTAGCAGCGTTCTTTTTAGGGCGTATGAGTAAAACGTGTGAAGAGTGTATTCCAGCAGATCCTATTATTAAATACATTGAAATAAAACACCATGAGAAAGAAATTGAAATCAAAAGAGACTTTGAAAAGAAAATTAACACTATTCCTAATGCTACTGCTAACGACCTCGATAGCATTTGGTCAGACTATGCAGAAAGATACGGTAAAGATACCTTTAAACGTCTATAAAATAATGTCTACTTGTCCTATCTATTTAGACGAGTGTAATGCTTTAAGGGTTAACGATAGTATTTATATTAGTAAGTTAGATAGTGCTGTTAATTATCTAGCGTTAAAATCAAAAGATTTAAGCGACTTAAACACAAAGCAAGGTATTAAGATAAAAAAACTTCGTTTTAATGTTGTTAAAAGTGGTGTATTAGGTTTGGTGGTTGGTTTTGTTTTATGTATCTTCGCTTTATAATCTTTCATAGTTTAGTTTTAATTTCAGAAGAGCCTGCTTAATTGCGGGCTTTTTTGGTTTTATAAAAAAAAATTAAACTTTTTTCACTTTTTGTTTGGTAGTTAAAATAATTGTGTTACATTTGTATTAACAAATTAAAACAATAAGAATTATGACAAAGTTAGAAAAATACATAGAAACAATAAACAAATTTAATAATGTAGTAATCTTTGGTTCTGAGAAGCAAGGAAGTTTTACAAATTTATATTTTAAATGTACTTCTTTTGCAAAAGAAGGAATAGAAGAAGAACTTAATGACAAGGCTTTTAAGTCTTATAATAATATGGATATTAAAAATGTAGATGGTGAGTATTTTTTTACATTTATTAATTATTAACCCACCTAAATAAACGACTATGAAACACTACGCACTACGTCTACCGCCAGAACTAATCGAAGCGATTAAGAAAGACGCCAAAAAGAATCAAAGAAGTACATCAGCACAGATTAGATATGTGCTTAAAAAACACTTAGACAAATGAAAGACTTAGAAACTATTGAAAGGCTGCTAGATGTAGCGGAGTTAATCAACTCACTAGAAAAAGACCTTACTAGGTCTAAGAAAGAAAGAGAAGATTTAGAAGGCTTAGATGATTTATTTGAAAATGGAACTTTCTTAGACAAGACTATTAAGTTTACAGAAGATAGGTTAGTGTTATTGAACTACGGATATGAAATAATTTTAAACGAATTGAAATGAATATACAACTACCAGTACATAAGTACTTAGCATTACTAACTCAAAAAGCGGTAACTAATGCAGACACGATCCAAAGCAAAGACTTTCAAGAATGGTTAATACATTTGAAAGCGGAAAGAATTGCAACTACAAATAAAATTAATAACTTAGCGTAAAATTAAAACAAAACAATTATGAAACGACTGTTAAACGTACAGAAAGAAATCGGCACACTATCAAAGAGTGCTAAGAACCCATTTTTTAAAAGTCAATACTTAGACTTGACTACAATTATCCAACACGTTACACCGCTTTTAAATGAGCAGGGATTAGTATTAATTCAGCCACTTGCAGGAGATAGCGTAACAACGGCTATTTTAGATAGTGAAACAGGAGAAGTAATAGCAAGTAGTAGCCTAACTTTAGCACCGATGGCAGACCCTCAAAAAATGGGAAGTCAAATTACCTACTTTAGAAGATACACTTTAAAGAGTTTACTAGCAATAGCGGAGGAAGATGATGATGGTAATAGAGCAAGTAGACCAACACCAAAGCCTAAGATGTCTAAAAATCATTTCGATACTATGTTAAAAGGTGAAGATATTAACGACCTTAGAGAGGTTTTAAAGAACTACGATTTAACACCAGAACAAAAAGAAGCAATTACTAACAGAGGAAAAGAATTAAAAGATGGGAGCAAGTAAAGAGGAATTTATAAATGTGAGAATGTCAACACCAGACTATCACGAATTACCCGACTATATTAAGTCATCTATGGATATTAAATTTATAGACGTTGAAAATGTAGACTATTCAGATAGTGAGTTGTGGGTATCACAAAAGAAAGTAAGTGATAAGGAATTTAAGAAACTCAAAAAGATTGAGTTCGATATAAGAAATAATAACAAGTAAATAAATAGAGGCATCTAAATGCAAAACAATTATGTATAAAGTAAAAGGAACAATCGCTTCAATAGAGGAAGTGAAAACACTAGACAACGGTGCAAAGGTGGTTAATTACATCTTAGACCAAACAGCAGAAAATGGCTATGTAACCAAGTATAATATCGGACTTTACAAAAAAGCAGAATATGCTGAACACGTAGATAACTTTGTTAAATACAATAAAGTAGGTGATGAGGTAGATGTAGAGTTTACAATTAGATCGCAAGAGTACAATGGTAAAATATACAACAACCTAAACCATTGGAAACTGGATAAGGTAGGAGCAACTACAACGGCAAAAGAAGAGGTTGAAGATTTACCTTTCTAGCCTTACCGTTTAAATACCAAAATAACCGTTCATCACAATTTTAAAAAGATGGACGGTTTTTTTATAACTTTGTTTAAAATTAAAAACAATAGAATTATGAAAGACTACACTAAAGAAGAAAAAATAAAAATTGATAAAGAGTTGTCAAATTTAAAAAAATCAGCAGATGAAAAAACGCCATCTTTTAAAGACATTATAAACTACTTTAATGGCGTGGAAAAAGTATTTTCGTATTATGATAATAAAGTACATAATATAAAGCAACCATTAAATGCATTTAAGATAAATAGAAATTGGTATTTAGAAACTAAAGAGGGTGGTGATGTCATGGTTTTTTCTTTTTTTAAACAAAAATATGCAATTAAAAACTAGAATTATGGATGAATTAGAAAACTTGAAAGCAGCCGTTATAGACTTCTTGGCTGAGTTAGAAACTTACAACGTAGATATACCTGTTAAGTTATGGGAGCAAATGGATGAATTAGAACACCTTGTTAAAAAATAAACAATAAAGCCGTCTATCTTCGATTTAACACCGAAAGGATTAACTCAATTTATTAAGACTTCTAGCGGAAGAGTTCCACAACTAGATTAAAAAGATAGGCGGCTTTTAATTAAAACTAAATAAATGAATATTGAAAGAATTAACCCGTACGTTTACGCTGGACTATCAGCACAGAAACAACAAGAAAGCAGAAAGAATAAAGTATCTTCACTTGATGTAGTGTTAGATTTTATCTGTGATAAGTTTGAAACAACTAAAGAAGATTTAAGAACTAGGAAAAGAAGCCGTGAGACGCACGTTTACCCTCGTAGAATGTTCTACTACCTTTCAAGGAAGTACACGCTTAACAGCGTAACTAAAATAGGTTTAACGCTACGACAAGACCACGCCACAGTTTTACATTCTATAAGCGAGTGCAAAAAGGATATTTCTTTTATTTACTCAGAAGAGGGTAAAAAGTTTGCTCAAATTGAAAAGGAGTTTAAAGAAAAATACAATTTAAATTAGAGTTTAAAGGCTTGGAGATAGAGGATTATGTAACAATTAAAAAATAAATTTGTTTATTACAAAATAATAATTATCTTTGCTAACAAGTTCGGACAGGAACAAAAAGAAATTTTATTAACCCTTGTGTTAGTTGGACTGTCCTCCGCTTTCACAGGGGTTTTGTTTTATATTAACTTTTATATTATGATTATTAAATTTAACAGCGAACACATTAACTCAGTTATTGAGGTTCAAAAATCAGACTATAAAGAAATAAGTGTTTTCATTACAAATAATGAAGATGGTCACGAGGCAGGCGTATTTCTAAATGAGCAAAGTATATTCCTTTTAATAGGTCAATTATTAAGACTTCAATCTGAAATAAAAAAGGAGGTTTCTAATGGCTAATGGTAAAAAATCAGTTCTATTATATTGTGATCTAATACACACAATAGAGAAGATGGACAACAATACAGCAGGTCTTTTCTTTAAGCATTATTTAAGATACATTAACGACTTAAACCCAGAAACGGATAACCAAATAATAGATATTACTTTTGAAAGCGTTAAACAAAACCTTAAAAGAGACTTAAAGAAATGGGAGGAAAGAGCCGAGAAGAGTAGAGAGAATGGTAGTTTAGGAGGTAGACCAAAGAAAGAACCTAAAAAACCAACTGGGTTATTAGAAAACCAAACAGGTAAAAATAAACCTGTTAATGTTACAGTAACAGATACAGTAAAAGATAAAGATATTATTAAGAAGGCTAAAGCCTTTCCGACTGAACAAGATTTTTTAAACTTCTTTAACAAAGGTCGTAAAATACTTTTAGGTACTTTAGGTAAAACTAGAGTAATGTGTAGTACAGATTCAAACAACTTTAAAAAGTTAAACGTAGCATACACTAAAGACGAGTTTAAACACGCTATTACAATGATGAGTAAGGATGAATGGGTAAAGACTGCTAGCAAGTTTACAATATCACACCTACTAGCACCTAAAAACTTTGATAAGTACTTAAACAAAACTGACGTTAGACCAATGGCGCAAGGATTAATAGAGGGGAACTAATGTATAAAAGACTAACAGAAGTAAATAGCGAATTAGAGGAACTGCACAGCAAAGGTTTGCAACGTGGTTATTCAGTTGGTTGGGCTTGGGATAAATTCCCTTTCACAATTAAACTAGGAACTACAACCTATCTAGCAGCACCTCCGCACCAAGGTAAAACAGAGTTTTGGTTTGAGTGCCTAATTAATCTATCATGCCTACATGGTTGGAAACATTGTATTTTTAGTCCTGAGACTGGAAGCGCAGCAGAAATATACGCAGAGTTAATAAGTAAGTTTGTCGGTAAACCGTATTTTGGTGCTAATAAAATGAAACCAAGTGATAAAGTACATGGTGAAATGTTTATCAATGAGCATTTTGTAGTAATAGATCCGATTGATGAAGATTTAACAATAGAACAATATTTTAAATTAGTTGACGATATAGAAAACCAACAAGGTATTAAATTTCACACTACAACTATTGACCCTTGGAACGAACTAAAAGAACATCTAACGCCTGACGATATGGGCAGGGAAGATAAGTACCTTAGTAGAATACTTGGATTAGTAAGAAAGAACGCTAAAAGCAAGAATAGACATAACTGTTTAATCAATCATGTAAGAGACCAAGTAACAGTAGTAGAGGATAACATTAGATACAATCCAATACCAACGGCTAGAGACTTTGCAGGAGGTCAGGTATGGTTTAGAAAAGGTATGTTAATGGGTATCATTTGGAGACCTCCTTACGGATTAGCGGATAGCAACGGTATAAACTACAAAGCGAATCAAACTGTTTTTAAAGTTGCTAAAAGTAAACCAAAAGGAGTTAGCGCAAATGGTCTTTATAACTTTTACTTAGATGTAGAAAAGTATAGATATTACATGGAGGATGAAAGAGGGCTAAGAGTTTATGCAGACCGTGGAGAGTATAACGATACTAAACCACCAGAGCCAAAACAAACAACTATTGAAAGCGCAATAAAGCCTAATGTAGACTTTGATAAACCTAAAGAAGTAATTAAACCTAAAGTAAATAACGCACCTGCGGACTGGTTAGAGGAATCAGACCCTTGGGATTAAATATTAAAACTATGAACGTACAGATAACAAAGAACAACTTACTTTTAATAGTAAAGGAGTTGGAAACAAATAAAAAGCCAAGCGAGAAGTCTAAAGCATATTTACAGTTTATTAAAGACGGTGTAATGACTATCGATATTCTAAACAATATGATAGACGATTTAAACAACACAATAGCGGTTAACTTTAGAAGCGAGGTAGTAAAGAAGATAGACGAGAAACAAGCCTTTAGAAAGTTGAGAACTTTGGAGGATGAAAACAAGGAGTTAAAAGCAGAGATAAACCAACTAAAAGAGACTAACGATAAGTTAATAAATCAAATTACCGTATGAAATTATTAGACCTTTACGCAGGATCAAGAAGCATGGGAAAGGAAGCGGATAAACTAGGCTTTGATGTTTGCAGCGTAGATATTAAACAGTTTGGAGATATTGACATAGTAATAGATATTGAAGAATTAACTATTGAGATGTTGCCATTTATACCTGATATTATTTGGTTAGGTATTCCTTGCACGTCTTGGAGTTTAGCAGGTATAAGTCACCATAGAAGAAACGGTATAGAACCTATAAGCGATTTTGCTAAAAAGTCTGATAGACTGCTTAATCATAATTTAAAGTTGATAGAGGACTTGTTAAAAATTAACCCTAACTTGAAATGGTACTTTGAAAACCCTAGAGGATGCTTAAGAAATATGCCACAAATGAAACAACTGCACCGTACAACTATTTGGTATTGCACTTATGGAGACTTTAGGGCAAAGCCAACTGACATATGGAGTAATAATATCTACACACCTTTATTTAATCCACTAGGATGGAAACCAAGAGCAGAATGTTGGAACGGTAACAAAAACTGCCACCATGAAAGCGCACCAAGAGGAAGCAAAACAGGTACGCAAGGATTAAAGAATAATCACGAACGGTCTAAAATGCCAGTAGAACTATGTAAAGAAATACTCAGTTACCACTTATAAAGTATATTAACCGCTTATCACAATTTTAGATTTTGTAAGGTGGATAGTATTACTTTTGGAATATAAATTAAAAACAAAGATTATGAATGAAAAAACAGATTTAAATAGGATTTACCACCATTACGAAATGTGGGAAGATTGGAAACACGGCTTTTATAATAATTCATCTGGTTCTGAAAAAGAAAAATTAAAGCAAAAAGCAATTAATATGTTTAATAGCGAAGAGTTGACTAAGCAAAACATGAAAAGAGTTATTGAAGAGTGGACTTGCTCCTGTGAACATAATTTAACAAACAACGGATTAAATAAGGTGGCTTACATTGGTCAAGCAGCTTGCTGTATATACGGAGGAGTTCCTTCAACTGTAACCATGGAGTGTTGGAGTTTATTATCTAAAGATGTGCAAGATAGATCAAACAAGATAGCGAAAGAGATTATAAAAGAATGGATTGACAATAATAAAAACATACAATTATGCCTAAATATTTATTAAAAAACAACGTACTAGAAGAGACTAGAGAAAGGGTTAAGTGGACTTTTGACAACTTCAATAGAGTATATCTTTCTTTTAGTGCTGGTAAGGATTCAACAGTAATGCTTCACACGACTATGGAGGAAGCGAAAAGAAGAAACCAAAAAATAGGATTGCTAATAGTAGATTTAGAAGGTCAATATAAATTAACAATAGATCACATTTACGCTTGCATTGAAGAGTATAGAGAATGGATAGATTTATATTGGGTTTGCTTGCCTATACATTTAAGAAATGCGGTTTCTGTTTATGAGCCTTTTTGGAAATGTTGGGACACAGAAAAGAAAGAAGATTGGATTAGAGAGCAGCCTAAAGAAGCAATAACAGACTTAAATTACTTCCCTTTTTTTAAAGATGGAATGGAGTTCGAGGAGTTTGTCCCAGAGTTTGGGGAGTGGTATTCTAATGGCGAGTTAACTGCTTGTTTAGTTGGTATAAGAACGGATGAAAGTTTAAATAGGTATAGAACTATTGCAAGTGATACTAAAGTAAAACTACAAGATAAGTCTTACACTACTAAGGTAACAGAAAATGTTTTTAACGTATACCCAATATACGATTGGAGTACTAAAGATATTTGGATATACCACGCTAAGGACACAACCAAAAGGTATAATCAACTTTATGAATTAATGCATAAAGCAGGTTTGTCAATATCCCAACAAAGGATTTGCCAACCATACGGAGACGATCAAAGAAGAGGGTTATGGCTATTCCATTTAATAGAACCAGAAACTTGGTGTAAGGTAGTTGCGAGAGTTAACGGAGCAAATAGCGGCGCTCTATACGTTAATGAAAGTGGAAGTGTAAACGGTTATAATAAAATTACAAAACCGTCAGGACATACTTGGGAAAGTTTTTCAATGTTATTTCTAAATAGCATACCATACAAAACAAAAGAACATTATTTAAACAAGATATACACTTTTATTAAGTGGTGGGAAGAGAGAGGTTATAGTAATGGAATACCAGACGAAGCACCTTATATTTTAGAGAGTAAAAAGTTAGCCCCTAGTTGGAGAAGAATTTGTAAATCGTTATTAAGAAATGACTATTGGTGCAAGGGGTTAGGATTCACACAACACAAAACAGACGCTTATAAGAAGTATTTAGAATTAAAAAAGAAACAAAGAGAATTGTCTAAATTTTTGAAATAATGGTATCAGTAACTAAATTAATATCCATATTAGATAAACCTGCTCTATTGGGTTGGGCTAATAAAATAGGCTTACAAGGAATTAGATTAAAAGACTATCAATCAAAATCAAAGAAAGGGGGCAACATAAGACATAAAGAAGTAGAGGATTACTTAAATCACGGAATAGAGTTTAAAGGCTTTGAAAAGTTAAAAGAAACTTTAAAAAGTTACAAGGTTTTAGGGTCTGAGGTAGATGTAAACAATGGATTTATATTAGGTCGAATAGATATTGTTTTAGAAAAAAATAAAAAGAAATATGTTTGCGATTTAAAATCCAGTAAGTATATTTACATTTCTACAAAGTTACAGTTATCAGCATACAAACACTTATTAAAAGCTGATTACATATGTTTTATAAATACAGAAGATTTAGAGTTAAAAATAATAGATATAGACACCTCTAAATACTTTGAAATAATTAAAAGACTATATCAAATACATAAATTAATAACAAGTTTAAACGAAAAATTATGATTGAATTAACAAAAGATGAAAAAACATTGCTAGAGAAAATGAGTGATGTTAAAACCGCACTAAGATACTCTTCATTAGATAATAAGGTGCATTTAATAAATGAATTTAAAAAAATGATGCACGAAATTAGTCCATTCAAAACCGAACCAGTAGATTGTGTTTTGTGGGTTAAAAATGATACGGTTGCTGCAAACAACTACAACCCTAATTCAGTTGCTCCGCCCGAAATGGAATTGCTAAGACTTAGCATATCTAACGATGGCTACACGCAACCGATAGTAAGCATGGATAATTCAGACGGTACTAGAGAGGTTATAGATGGATTCCATAGAAATAGAGTTGGGAAAGAATGTCAAGACATACAAAGCAGAGTGCATGGTTATTTACCAGTTGTAACAATAAGAGAAAGTCAAAAGGATTTAAACAATAGAGTTGCTTCTACTATACGTCATAATAGAGCAAGAGGAAAGCATGGAGTAGAAAGCATGAGTGATATAGTTGTTGATCTTAAAAAAAGAAATTGGTCTCCAGCAAAAATATCAAAAGAATTAGGTATGGATTCTGACGAAGTTCTTAGGCTTTCTCAAATATCTGGATTACTAGAAATGTTTTCAGACGGTGAATTTTCTAAAGCTTGGGACGTGAAAGAGGATGCAGAGTAATTATGAAAAAATTAATATTAAAATGGGCTGATGAACGAGGTTTGTTAGTTCAAGGAAACGAAAGAAACCAATTAATTAAACTATATGAAGAAGCGGGGGAATTATCCTCCGCTATTCTTAAAGATAACCAAGAAGAGGTTAAAGATGCTTTAGGAGATATACAGGTAGTTTTAATTATACTTGCAAATCAATTAGGCTATGACTTAGACGAATGTTTAGAAGAAGCGTATAATGTGATTAAAGATAGGCAAGGTAAAAAAGTAAATGGGATATTTATTAAGAATTATGAAACAAGAAATAAACCAACTAACAGAAATAATTAATAACTTTAACGGCAAGGAATTAACGCCAGCACAAAAGAAAATATTATTAACTTTGACCAATATTAGAAAAGCAATGGAGCGACAGGATAATTATATTATCGAAATGGAGCATGAGGTTGAAAGGATATGCAGAGACAATGTTAATAGAGTTGTAGAGGTTGAAGAGTTAAGAAGTAGGTTAGTGAGGATTAAACTAGAAAGAAAATAGATTGGCTAAAAAATGTACATACTGCAAAGAAGAGTTTAAACCTAAATTCAATAATCACTTCAACAGAAAGTTTTGCTACTCAGATAAATGTATTGGATTAGCCGCTAAAGATGTTTTAAAGACTTCTAAGGAAGTGAAACGTAAGGAGTGGAATAAGACCAAGAAGATTAAAAAAGAAGCGTTAAAAACAAAGAAAGACTACGCTAAAGAATTGGAAGTAATATTTAATAGGTTTATCAGATTAAGAGATAAAGACGAACCTTGTATTAGTTGCGGCAAAAAGTTAGGTAGTAAATACGATGCAGGACATTACAGAAGTAAAGGAGGTAATCCTGAGTTAAGGTTTGAAGAAAATAACGTTCACGCACAATGTGTCTATTGCAACCAGCATCTTCATGGCAACCTTATTAACTATCGATTAGGATTGATTGAGCGTTACGGTTTAGCGGTTGTGGATTGGTTAGAGATACAACACGAACCAAAGCACTACTCAATAGATGAGTTAAAAGAAATGAAAGAATATTATAAAGAACAAATAAATAAATTAAAATGAACCTACTAAGACAAGCAACACTAGACAGAGCATCAAGGCGTAAAGATAAAAGCGTGTCTCTTACATTTATAACAAGTTTAGAGCAATCAACGGATAAATTTAGTGAGATAGACAAACTACTAGACACTACTGGACTAATTTACTTCAAGAGTAACGGAGTATTAACCACTAACGAACTAGAAGAACTAGACAGCATTGATTTAGAGATAGAAGGAAAGACTAAAAGCCAACGGTTGAGAAACACTTTACACGTTTATTGGTCACAGAATAAGCAAAAGGAAACTTTCAAAGAGTTCTATGCTTTAGAAATGGAGAAGATAATTGAGCATTATAAGGGTAAATTAGACTAACTACCGCTTATCAAATGATACTACCGTTCATCACAATTTTAAAACAATTAAAAGCAATTAGGTATAATTTAGCAGTATGAAAATAAAACTAATAGACGAGAAAGGAAAGGTTATTAAGAATGACTTATTCAAAAAGATATGTGAGGTAACAGGCTTTGAGGAATACGACCTAGAATATCTAATACTAAACGGATGCAATATAACTACTCAATCAATGCCTTTGACATTTGAAGAGATAATAGAGATAGGTATGCAGGTAATTAAGTTTCATGAGACTAATCCGATAATTGGAGAGTGTGATACTTGCGGAGGTGATGGATGCTATGATTTATTATATGGGGATCAACTAATTGAAGGTATTGCTTGCGAAGATTGCAGAGGAACTGGAGAGGTAGAACTAAATTAAAAGATATGAGAGATAAACTAATTGAAGGCGGGTTTAACGTATGATAATATGAAAAGCGCGCGCAAGTTGTGAAAAGTGTGCGCAAATTAACTAATAAAACTAAAAAGGTGCGCATATTTAAAGTAAACGTAATTAATGCTTCACTTAAAAATAAAATTATGAAATTTAGAGACAAATTAACAGAAGGGCACTACTACACCGAGATATTGATAATACTAATGTGTATATTTTTATTCGCTGCTAGTTGTAAAGCACAAAGCAAAGAGGAAGTTTACAAAGAGTTGATACGCCAAGAGGTAAAGCATCCTGACATAGTACTAGCGCAGATTAGATTAGAAAGCGGTAATATGACAAGTAAACTGTATAAGGCTAATAGAAATTTTGCAGGAATGAAACTAGCCAAGACTAGAAAGACAACCGCTAAAGGTGAGCGTTACGGACACGCTTACTATCTACATTGGAAAGACTGCGTTAAAGATTTAAAGATATGGCAAGACTGCTATTATAAAGGAGGTTGTTATTATGACTTCTTAGAGACTATTGGATATGCAGAGAGCGAAGAATATATTAATAAATTAAAACAGTTTTAAAATGACACCTAAACACTACGATAATAAAAACGGCAGTCTTTATAAATTTGCAGAAGATCACAACCTAAACGCATGGGAATTTGACATAGTTAAAAGAATTGTAAGGTGTAGAAAGAAAGGACAATTTACAGAGGACTTAGATAAAACTATTGAAGTAATTAAACTATACAAAGATGAGTACAACGAAAAGCAAAACAGAACTTAGAATTATCCGAAAGGAAATGAAAACACCGAGTATAGGATTATTTTATAGATGCTACTATACGAATCAATATAAATTTAGAAGTAATTAGGTTATTTAAAATATTTGTTTATATTTGCATACGTGAATAATATAATTGAATCTATATACCCAGAGATAAGCAAGATGAGTAAAGTCATTTCTAGCGGTAACGAGTTGAGCGGAGACTTGTCCCAAGAGGTGGCTTTATATCTTTTAACACTAGGAGAGGAAAAGATAACTATGCTACATGAAAGCGGAGGTTTACTTAACTATACTTTTAGGGTTGCTTACCTTAAATGGAACTCCAATAACGGTATCGAAGTAGGAGCAGTTAACAATAGTTGCTTTAAAGCAGTTTACAGAGACTACCATAAGATTACAGAAGATATAGATAACTGCCACGACAAAGGTAACATAGCGTTATGGCAAGATGCTAGGGAGTTCTTAGACGTTGCAACACTATTAAACAGTCTGAGTACCTTAGATAGATTAACAATAGAGGAACTAATGAGTGTTAACTTCAATATGAGTTTGCTAAGTTCACGTACAAATATTAATAGAAACAATTTAAAAGTTAGAATAGATGCAATTTATGATAAACTTAGGGGTGCAAGAGATTAGTTTAATGTTAATTGCTTTGTCTTTTATTCATGCTTGGATAGAAATAAGAAAGCATGTTGATAAAGTAATAGAGTTAAAGACTAAACCTTTCTTTTGTGATGCGTGTTTAAGTTGGTGGGTAGGTTGCTTACTGGTTATCATAACACAAAACCCAATATTTTTTATACTTTATATGTGTAACTCAATTTACAATAGAATAAAATTATGAATTTAGAAAAGATAATTAAATATGTAGAAGCCTATGCCAAAACTAGGAGTTCTCATGGTATCACTAGAGAAGATAAAGCAGAGATTATTAAACTGCATGACGAACTTATACCGATGGACGTTAAACTTGATCGTAAAGGTTCAGAGGATTGTGGCAGTTGCATCAGTAAAGCGCTTGCGAGGTTTGGTATTCACTTGGATATTCTCAAAGCACATTATGAGGGAACAAAAGAAACTCCAAGAACTGCAAAGGCACAACCAAAGAAAAAAAGAGGTAGACCACGCAAGAAAAAATAACCTATTGATTGACTACCAAATGCAGGTAAATGAGTTTGGCGAGTTAATTAATTGTTTAGACGGTGTACCCTATTACGTGGATGGAATGGTAACAGAGTACTGTAGTTACTTTGAAGAGATGCCAATAGAGTTAATATTTACCTTTGAATATAGATTAGAATGAATTTAGATAAGAAAACAATAGCCAAAGTATGGCAGACTATCAACAAAATGAAGAGGGTAGGCTATAAGGTTACAGATAAAACCGTAGTAATGCAGGTTAATGTAATGAAAGATGGAGAGGTAGATAGGGTGCAAGACGTTACTTATAAGAACATTAAAAAGTATTTAAGGAAGTTATGAACATAACACTAACAACAGGAGAGAAGCACAGAGTTAACAACTGTACAGCAAAAGAACTAATACAGATAATAGGTAAGCATAATTCACTAGGTATTAACTTCATATTGCTAGATATTAACGTACCTTTGAGAGCCGAGATAACAAGTCAAAAGAGAATGTTTAATATCAATCATATAGTAGAGATATGGGATTAAGAAATAACTTAATAGATTTTTATTTAACTGGGTTAAAACTAAAGCACGAAGAGTTAAGCGAGGAGATACTAGCAAAGGACTTTAACGAGAATAGAAGCATTAATAATACTTTGATCTTTGAGGGTGCAATAGGAAAACATATTCTCTATGAAGAGTTAGATGCTAAAAGTATATTCTCTTATTTTAAATATATTTACAAATGAAACCACTAACACCTAAACAAGAGAAGTTCGCTAATTTGTATGTAGAGTTAGGTAATGCTAGCGAAGCGTATAGACAGGCTTATGATGTTACAGACCCTGATGCTAATTGGATTGCTTCTAAGGCTTCTCATTTACTTTCAGAGGACAATATTACGGCAAGGGTAGAAGAACTCAGAGAAGCAACCGCAAAAGCACATTTAATAGATAGATCATTTATAGTTAACGGGCTATTAGAAGTAATTAGTGATGCTGACTATACTTTCAAACTTGGTAAGGATAATACACTAGGTAAAGAAGATAGCAAAGCATTTTATAGGTTAATGAATCAAACTAAGAACACAGACAAGTTAAGAGCATTAGAGCAGTTGGCCAAGATGCTAGGATTGAATGAGCCAGATAGAACTGAAACAACTATTAAGACAGTAGAGATAATAGAAAAGTCAAGAGATTAATGGAAGTAACGCCAATATTCACAAAGAACCGTAACACTACAAAGAAGATAGTAGTTAATAGAGGGGGTACTAGAAGTAGTAAAACCTATTCTATTGCACAACTTTGCGCTTTATGGTTAGTTAGTGGAGAAATGGGTAAGGGTAACTACATACATAAAGGCGTATGGAGTACAGTTAGGAAGCATCAAACAACATTAGAGAAAACAGTAGTAAGAGATTTTGAGGAGATACTACTAAATAATGGGTGGTACGATTTAATAGACCACAACAAGACTAAGAAAACGTATAGTTATGACGGTAGGCTAGTTGAGTTCTTTGGTGCAGATGACCAGCAGAAGTTAAGAGGTGCTAAAAGAAATATACTTTACTGTAATGAAGCAAACGAACTAGAGTATAAAAGCGAGTTCTTTCAGTTGCTTATGCGTACCACAGATAGAATATTTATAGACTTCAACCCAGACGATGAAGATATTTGGATTAATACCGAGTTAGAGCAAAAGAGAAGTTTAGATAAGGGGGACGTTGAGACAATAGTAAGCACTTACAAAGATAATACTTTCCTCCCTCAGACATTAGTAGAAGAGATTGAGTACCTGCAAAAAACAGATCCTGAGTTCTGGAAGATATACGGCTTAGGAGAGTACGGTAATATTACAGGTTTAGTTTATGATACTGTTACAATGGTTAACGAGATACCAAGCAATGCTAAATTTGTTTGCTATGGTTTAGATTTTGGGTTTACTAATGACCCAACAGCAGTAGTAGAGATTTACCGCCATGACCAAGACTTATACATTAATGAGTTGATTTATGAGAGTGGTTTAACTAATGAGGATATTGCCAATAGGCTAAAGCAGTTTGGAGTAACAAGACAACAAGAGGTTATTTGTGATAGTGCAGAACCTAAGAGTATTGAGGAACTTTACAGACAAGGAATAAACGCTAAGCCAACTAAGAAAGGAGCAGATAGTATTAAGAACGGTATAGACGTTTTAAAGCGTTTTAAAATACACTTAACTAATAAGAGTACTAACATAAGGAAAGAGTTTAGAAGTTATAAATGGGCGGTTGATAAGACAGGTAAAAGCATAGGCAAGCCTATTGATAAATTCAATCATGGAATGGACGCAATAAGATACGGCGCAATAATACATCTAGCACATAGAAATCAAGGTATTTATTCAATAATTTAATTATCTTTGTTGGATGAAACAAGAATATTTTAACGAAGAGCTTTATGTAGAAGAGGGTTTTAAAGGTAGTGTTATAGAAATTGGTATTAGCGACTACCATAACAGTAATCTTACTTGCTTAACATTAGAACAACTTATTAAACTGAAAGAATATTTAGATATAATTATAGCAAATGAAACTACCTAAGAACTGGAACGATATAACAATAGGTCAATTTATCGACCTACTACCAAGTAACTACAAAGATAAGAACGAAGTAGAGCAAATAATACATACTTTAAAGGTAGTAACCAATAGCACTATTGAAGAAGTTAGAAAGGTTACTATTGAGGATGCTAAGAAATACTCAAAGCAGTTATCCTTTTTAAATGAACTACCAAAGGGCAAGCCTAAAATGGAGTTTAAACTAAAAGGCGTTAGGTATAAAGTAGAGCCTGATGCATCAAAGAGTAGTGCAGGTACTTATATGAGTACTATGCACATATTTCAAGGGTTACAAAAAGATGAGGAGCACATAGATAAAAACTTGCACATCATTTTAGCACAGGTAATAAAGCCGACTAGATTTAATTGGAAGAAGTTAAAGAGGGAATATGTAGATGTTGATCTAATAGAGTTGTCTAAGTTACTTTATGAAGAATTACCTGTGTCTATTGCTTACCCTATCATTGTTTTTTTTTGCAAACTCTCGAAGCACTTAACACCAATTATAGAAAACTATTTGACAAAGACGCTACAAAAGACGAGGGAAGAATTGCGAGAAGTGGAAAGGGCTTTGAAAACTGGGGATGGTTTATAACCTTAGATAACTTATCCAATAGTAGACCTGAGACTTGGGAGGAGTTTGAGAAGATGGGAGTAATACAGTTTTTAAATATTTGCTCATTCTATAAGGATAAACAAAAAGAGCAGGAAAGACAAATTAAACTACAGCAAATGCGTAGCGGTAGATAAACTTAATTTTTTTTTTATATTTTATTAGTATGGCAGACGGTATTAGTATTGAGGGCGGTTTTGATGACATAGATTTAACTAGCGACTTTTTAGACGGTACTATTAAAGGTGTATTAACTCAGTTTGCTAGTGATTTACAAGATGACCTTAGAAGAAGCATAGACAACAAAGGGTTAAATTACACAATGGCTTTAGCGCAAGAGATGACAACCGCACCTAATGTAGTTGAATTGGACGATATGCTTATTTATACTTTAGAGTATCCAATGTACGGAGCGTATCAAGATGAGGGAGTAAGCGGTACTAGAACTAAATTTAATACACCTTACTCATTTAAGAATGAAAGTGTAGGTAGGGGAATGATAGAAGCGCTTAGCAAGTGGGGTAGAAATAAGTTTGGTTTAGATATACCAGATAGTAAAGGATTTGGTTTTGGAGCAGCAATTAATAAAAAGAGATTTGGAATTAAACCAACATACTGGTTTAGAGATGTAATAACAGATGGTAGAATAGAAGCGTTAGAGGACGAGTTAGGCAAGTCTATAGCGTTTGCAATGATAGAAAGAGCATAATGGCAATAACAATAAAACAAAGCCCCATAGAATATACTAGCGTTTATAATAGTGTAGTTTTCACTTGTTCAAGTAGTAACGTAGCAGAGCCTAAATTTAATTTTATATTTGAAATATATGATACTACAAACACAACTTTACTAAGAACTTTGAGAATACCACCAGAGATTAATTATAGTTACGGTGTTTCAGATGTTAGCAGAGTTTTAGAGGATTATGTAGGTACTGACTTCTTTAAATATGATACAGATACGCAACCTAAAGAAGCGCCTAACAGTTATTTTAAGTATTATATTAGGATAGGAGAAGAATACGAGGTAGCAGGAGTTATAACACAGTTTTTAAATCTTTATAGTGCGCCTGACACTATTTTTAATGGGTCTTTAAAGTACAGCACTTTTATAAATTTTGACTTAGTAAGCGGTTACGAGTTAGACGGAATTACTAAAAAATTTCTAACTAATATAGATAATAAGACAGTAGATAGAACTGATGAGGGGTTTATGCACTTTTTTAATTCTAGTCAGAATAGCAATTTTAAAATACAAACTTATTTTAGTGATGGATCAATAGACCAAACAGCAACAATAACTAATGCAGCATTAGAGGACTTTGCTATGTTTCCTTGTAACCCTGTAAGCCTTAACGCTGCAACTTTAGCAACAGGAGTACAACCGTTAATAGATACGGATATATTTAGTTATGTAATATTTGCAGAAGATGGGGGAGCGGTAGTAAGTCAAAACTACACTTTTAATGTAGTAGATTATTGCACCCCGTACACTTTACACTTCTTAAATGATTTAGGAGGGTTTGATAGTTTCCCTTTTAAAGTGGCTAAAGATAGTTACACTTTTGAAAAGGAGTATTACAAGCAAGACCCTTTACGTATTCAATCTGACGGTACTTATGTATTCAGCGAGTTAGATAGAGAGGTAGTACAGAATTACACTAACCAAAAGCAAAAGACTAGATTAGTTAGTGATTGGATAAGCACAGAAGAAAGCGAATGGCTAAGAGAGTTATTTAGTTCTCCTGAGATATACCTACAAAATGGTAGCACGTTTACTAGTGTATTATTAAAGGTTACTGACTACCAAGTTAAGTATGAGGAGTTTGATGAGATATTTAATATTGAGGTTGAGATAGAATATAGTGTTGACAGTTATAGACAAAGATACTAAATGATTACAGAGAAATTAATATTTAAGATACCTTACGAGATACCTACTGCTTTTCATCCTTCACAATTAACAGGAGGGCAGTTATATCTACGTAAAGACCAAGCAACGGTTAGTAGTTGGGTTAGTGATATTGGAATAGCAAGAGACTTTGTACAAGGTGTAGCAGGTCAGCAACCTACTATTTCAACAGATACTGTTGATTTTGATGGTATTAATGACATTATGTTATTATCAGAATCTAATCTTTTCGGTAGTGATAGCAGCGGAATAATGTTTTTAAGTGGTTATTTTGATGGCAATTTTATTCGGCTTTTTACTTCGTCTTGGAGTAGTTCAGATTTTCAATATATTGATATTTTTATAAATTCAAGCGGAAATTTAAACGTAAGGTTTAACAGTGCTGGAACTGGCGGATCAAACGATTATGTTAGGTTTAATGAGGTAATACCAACAAATAGTTATTTTTATGTATCAATTGAAAGTATCGGAGTTGGAAATCCTTATATTGCAACTGTTAATGGTGTATTGTCTGCAAATACTGTTATTCTTGGTGCTGACAACGGTAAATGGTTTGATAGTGTACCTAATAGAAATTCAAACACTTTAGGTGGTAGGGTTTTATTAAGCGGTACAGGTTACACAGTTTCAATGCTTAATAAAAACTACTACAACAATACCGCTTTAACCGCTTTAGAAAAGTCTAATATGCAAACTTTTATGTCAGACCCTACAAACTACTAAGATGAAAATAATAATATTTGATAATATAATGGACTGCGGAGAGGTTTACAACTATTTAGAGTTTAACTTGAAGCACTTACACGAAGTAGGCACGCACAACTATACTAATATACAAGAACACCCAACAGAGCAAAAGTATTGCATTTTTATAGAGTACAAAGAGCCTTATATAAATGCTGTAAATGGTTTGTTAATTAACGAGGTTTTAGTAGATTTTACTAATGACTGGAAAAATCAAGATTTATAATGGCAATAGGTTACAACAATTACGAAATAACACTAAAGGAAAGTTTACGCCCTGCTATTACTTATGCGGTTAATGATTTAAAAGACCCTAGCAAGCGTAAAAGTGATTACAGTAAAACTATTACACTACCAAGTTCTAAAGAGTTGGATAAGTTGTTTAATCACATCTTTGAGATAAATGTAGAGACTTTAGACTTTAATCCAAACAAGAAAACAGAGATAACTTACTTAGCGGATGAGGAAGTACAACTAGAGGGATATTTAAAACTTGATGAGGTTGTTATTAATGATCGTAATAAGATAGAATACAAGGTAAGTATCTTTGGTAAGGTAGGGGACTTATTTAACAATATAGGGGAGTTAGAACTAACAGATATTACAGGGTTAGATAAATATAACCACGATAGAAGTACTAACATAATGGTTAACAGTTGGGACACTTCAATAGAAGAGAACGGTGTAAGCGTTGCATTTAGTTATGGTAAGGGTTACGTTTATCCGCTTATTGATTACGGCTTTAATTCAGACTTACAAGATTATGGAGTAATGGACTTACTACCCGCTATGTATGTTAAAGAATATGTAGACGGTATTTTTGCAGATGCAGGTAAGACATACACGAGCAACTTCTTTAATCTAACATTATTTAAGCATTTAATTATACCTTTCAATGGTAATGAAATTAATCGTACTAATGCACAGATTGAAAATGAATTATTTAGAGCAGATAGTGCAAGTGTTACCTTATCTTCTTTCGCTACTTGGGAGACTATAATATTCCCTAATGAAATTTCAGACGTTGGCGGAGTTTATGATAATACAACTGGAATTTACACAGTAGTAGATGGTGGTTATTATGACTTTTTTACTAACTGCGATTTTAAAGTGGAATACACGCCAAGCGGTAACCTAGTAGACGTTTATATTAATAGACCTATTGGAGTTCAAATAGGTGTGTTTGTTAACGGAGTACAGGAAAGTATTAGCACTATGTGGGTAGGAGATACAACAGTAGCAATAGCACCCGCTGCAACTTATGATACAGGTACAAATGTAGCATATCCAAGTGATGCGCACGGAACTATAATAGCAACTAATGCAGGCGGGGTGATGACTTACGGGGACACTAAGATGACTAATCCAGCGTCTAACCTACCTACTCAAAGAATTAACAGATCGTTAATAGCAGGGGAAACAGTAGAGATAAAAGCGAGATACATTAATGCACCACAGCAAAGGTTTGCAAGTAGTCAATACTTTACAGATAATGCAGGGGCTTTCTTTGGAGGTACTGTAACCGCAACTATTAATAGCGGTAAGTTTCTAAACAATGTAACTAACGGAGCAGTAGTAGAAACAGGTACAATAGACATGTATTCCGTAATACCTGAGAACATAAAGCAAAAAGACTTTTTAACTTCTATATTTAACATGTTTGGTTTAGAAATTGAGCCAGATAAGAATGACCCAAATAATTACATCATTGAGCCATACAGTACATTTTATCAAAGTGCCGCTTTAGATTGGCAACATAAGATAGATAACAATAATGATTTAATTTACGAGCCTATGGGCTTGCTAGAAGCATCTGAATATCTGTACAAGTTTAAGGATGACAAAGACTATTATAACCAAACTTATAAGGATGCACAAGAAGAAACCTACGGGCAAAGAAGCGGTTTAATAGATAATGATTTTGTAAAGAAGATAACTACAACAGAATTAATATTTTCCCCTACTCCAATAGTAGGGCAAAACAATGTAGATTTAGTAGTACCTACTATTATAAAAAATGATATTAACAATTACACCACCACCGCCCATAATATAAGAATACTTTACTACGGAGGCTTAAAGACTTGTTCTACTGCTTGGAGTTTAAGTAGTACGTTTGGAACTTCTACTAATTACACTAGTTACCCTTATGCTGGACATTTTGACGACCCTTACAGCCCTACACTAGATATTAACTTTGGTATGCCTAAGATGTTGTATTACAGCAACACATACCAAGACATAAATATAACAGATAACAATTTATTTAACACTTACCACTTACCAAGACTTCAACAAATAGCAAACAGAGATAGTAAACTAGTAAGCGGTATGTTTTATTTAAAGCCGTCTGACTTAGCAAGCCTATCTTTTAGGAAGTTATACTTCTTCAAGAACAGTTATTTCAGACTTTATAAGATTGAGAATTATGACCCAAACAAAAGACTTACTAAATGCTACTTTTTAAAGGTTATAAATGTTAACCCTTTTGCAGATACTACATACCCAGTTAGCGGAGGTAAAGGAGACACAGGGGGGACTTTTGATAATGGGGTGGAGGTTTATGAAGATATACCATTGCTTAAGTATGACATACCTAAAAACAATAATATAGCAAATATTAGAAGCGGATTAATTGCAGGTAAAGATAACTATGTAGATTATTCTAGCAAGAACATTAATATAACAGGAGACGGAAATAGTGTTGCCTCTTATTTAGAAGATGTTACATTAATTAATTCTAATAATAATTCAATTATCGGAAATAATGTTACTTTAATTAATACAGATGGATTAGTAATTGAAGAAGATAATGTAGTTTATGTTGACGGCGTTAAGGTTTCAGGGGGTCTAGTAGAAGAGAAGAGCGCAAACTTTACAGCAGGTAATGACTTCTTAACATACAAAGTAGATACAAGTTCCGCGAGTGTTGTTATTAGTTTAGATGATACTACAAGTAAAGAGGGGCAAATTTGGAATTTCAAAAAAACTAGTAGTTCTTTTAATATGGAAATAAAGCCACTAAATAGCAAGACAATAGACGACAATACGAGCGTAGTTGTTACTGCTTTAAATACTAATATAACCGTACAATATGACGGTACAAATTTTATAATATTATAATGAGTTACAATCCTTTTAATTATTCTGTTTTAGATAGTGATAACACTAGTGAAACTTTACTAACAGCAGGTAGTACTTTTACAGGTACAGCAGTTCAGGACTTTGCCTACCCTCATTTATTTGTGCAAGCAGCAACAGACCAAGATGGAGAAATTAGAGTGCAGTTTAGTAATGACGGCACAAACTGGGACACAACTCTAACCATACCTTATACAAACGGCTCTATTAATGTACCACAACCAATATTTAAAAGTGGGCGTTATCATAGAGTAGTATTTGAAAATACAAGCGCAAGCGACCAAACTTATTTAAGGCTATTTACTTATTTAGGTGTAGCAACAGAATTAACAGCAGATTTAAATGGTACAATTTCTCAGGTATTCCCTGCTGCGGTTGTTAGACCTACTGACTTTTTTACAGAGGTAGCAAATGGTAAAAGACAAGGCAATAGCAATGTAAATAAATTTGGTTATAATAATGATGTTGATAGTGCAAGCGAAGAGATAGTAGCAAGTTTTGGCGGTACGTTTAACATTATGACAACCGCAGATACTTTAGACGTGGTTAGTAGTTCTGCAAATGATACAAGCGCAGGCACAGGAGCAAGAACAATATTAATAAGTGGAATAGGTGCGGATTGGTTAAGTCAAACAGAGATAGTTACTTTAAACGGAGTTACACCAGTTACAACCGTTGCTACTTGGTTAGGGGTAAATAGGGTAGTTGTTTTAAGTAGTGGAACTTCACAAAGTAACGAGGGTAATATAACTATTGACGACACAGCAGGAACGGTAGGGACACAGGCGCAAATACCAACAGGATCAAGCGTAACACAACAAGCAATCTACCACACGCAAATAAGTCATAATTTGCTTTTAGATTTCCTTTACTTAAATGTAAATAAATTGTCAGGAGGAAGCACGCCAACAGTAACCATAAGAGGTTATTCTTTCAGTAGAGTAACACTAACTATTTACGAAGTATTTAAACAAACCATAGATACAAGTTCAGAAAATACAGTAGATATAAATTTAAGAAATCCTTTTATCTATGGAGGTAGAGAGGTTATTTATTTTACTGCTGAAACTGACACAAACAACACAGTAGTTAATTTAAGGTTTGGAGGAATTGAACAAAAACAAATATAATTATGGCACAAGATAAAACAGTAGGAATAAAAGTAGAGGTAGATAGTAAGCAGGCTACTAAATCTTTAGGCGACTTAGAAAATGAGTTTGAAAGGTTAAACGAAGAGATTAGAAAAGTCCCTATTAACTCTAAGGAATTTCAAGACCTTAATAAGCAAATAGCCCAAACAGGTAGAGAGGTTAAGAACTTAGAGTTATCTATGGAATCACTTGACAACGAGCAAGTAGCCAGCGAATTAGGCTCAGTTGCGGGTGCAGTCGGGGATGTTTCAGCAGCCTTTATATTATTAGGAGACGATAGCGAAACAATGCAAGAAGTAGCAAAGAACATAGAGTTTGCTATGGGCTTGTCTATGGGTTTAAAAGGTGCTATTGAGGGTGTGAGTTCTGCTAACAAATTACTAACCAATTCTACATTAATACAAAATGCAGTTGAAAAGGCAAGTAACTTTATTAAGGTAGGCTCAGCCGTAACTAATGCACAGTTAGCAGCAAGTGAAGCAGCAAGAGGAACGGCAACAGCAGGAGCAACCGTAGCAACAAGCGCAGCAACAGCAGGCATGAAACTCTTTAGGCTTGCATTAATTGCTACTGGACTTGGTGCTATTGTGGTTGGTTTAGGTTTACTAATAGCGAACTTTGACAAGGTTACTAAAGCGGTTAAAGGTGCTGTTAATTATATTTTAGACTTATCAACTTCTTTTCAAAATTTAGGAACATCAGCAAAAGTATTAATAGGTTTTTTAACTTTTGGTATTGCACCCGCTATAAGTTTTATAATTGAAAAGGCTAAAGAATGGGGAATAGTTGAAACTAGAGAAGAGCAAGAAAGAAAAGCAAGACAAGATCAAGCGGTAAAAGATAAGCGTGCAGAAACAGATGCTAAGATTAAGTTAATTGAAAAGGAAATAGAAGCAGCAAAGAAATTAACGCAAGAAATAACAGAGGGGTTAGATTTTGAAATAGCAAAAAAGAAAGCAGCAGGAAAGGACTATGCAAAACTTGAAAGGGAAAAATTAAACTTAATAATTGAAACTACTAAGCAACAAGCCGCTTTATTAGCAGAACAAGTAAAAGCAGAGTTTGAGGCTAACTTAGAAATTGCTAAGATACGTTCTAAAATGGGCGGGCTACAGGCAAAGGTCGCTAAGATATTCTTAGACGAGGTTGAAGCGTTAGGAGGTGAGCAAGGTGCTTTATCTATGTTGTTAAAAAGTGATGAGGGATTAACAGAACTTGAAAGCACATTAAAAAAGGCTAGCCAAGATTTAGAAATATTTGAGATAGAACAAACTAAAATAACTATTGACGCTGTTAAGAAACGTAACGAGGAAGAGAAAAAACTTTATGACGAGAATGTAATAGAAAGAGCAAAGAGAAGAAAGACCGCAAACATAGAATTAATAGAAGAGGAAAAAAACGCTTACTTGGATTATATGGCTTTGATCCAAAAGACGGCACAAGAACAACAAGAAGCAGAAGATGCAGCAAGGGAAGAGAAGAGAAAGAAGCAAGCGGAGGACGTACAGAACGCTGGAGACTTGGTTAATAGTTTAAGTGATTTAAACAACGCTATGTTAGAGGCACAGTTAGAAGGTGCTAACGGCAATGAGAAGAAAATGGAGGAAATACGTAAAAAGGCTTTTGCTAGAGACAAGGCTTTGAAAATTGCACAAGCAACCATTACAGGTATTCAAGCAGTACAAACAGCATTAGCAAGTCCCTTTCCTTTTAACATTGCATTGGCAGCAATTAACGGAGCGGCAGCGTTGGCTAATATAGTTAAGATAGCAAAAACACAGTTTCAAGGTTCTAGCGGTGGTGGAGGTTCAGCGCCAAGTAGTTTAGGTAATACTGGGAGAGGTGCTAACGGTGCTAATGTAGGACAAGTAACAAACACTACCACAACAATAGGAGAGCCTACTAAAGTCTATGTAACAGAGCAAGACATAAGTAATACACAAAATAAGGTTAGTGTGAATGAAGCCCAAGCAACTATTTAGTGCAATTAGATAATAAATAAATATTTTATAAGTATGACTACATTTGAATTAATAATAAACGAACAAGACGAGCATAGCGGAGTTGATGCCATTTCTTTAGTTGACCGCCCAGCCACAGAAAGCGACTGGCAAATTTTTAACGACCAAAAGCCAGAGTGTTTTAAAAAAACTGATATTGAAGGAGTTTTTACAGGTTACTTTATGATTAGTGATAAGGTAATTTATAGAAATAACGAAGAGTTAGGAGAGCATAATATATTTTTCTCTAAGGAAACAATAGGTAAAATACAAATGAAATTTATGTCTAGGAATTTTAATCTTAGCGCAAATATTATGCACAATCCAAATTTAGCACTAGATGATGTAGTAATTTTTGAGCATTGGATTATAGACAAAGAGAAAGGTAAATTACCGCCAAAAGGATTTAAAGTAGAAGCAGACGGTTCTTGGTTTGGTTCTATGTACATACCACCTCACTTAACTAAATTAAGAGAAGCGGCATTAGATGGTA